GAAACCATTTCATCTGGCCACACCGTTCCACACGTCTGACGCGCGGCGTGCCTCATCGAGGCTGCCGTATTCGGCCACGATGCGATCCGTTACCAGGTCGATGACTGCCCACCCTTCGAGCCAGTGGCGTATCGCATAACGGCGGGGCGCGGTCATAGTTGCGTGCCGGCGGGGTGTGTCGGGGCGCGGTCGATGATCTCGGCGTCATACCCGTCGAGGGTGGCCTTTATTGCTATGTCTTGGATCATGGCTAGATCGTTGGTGTATGAGCGCAGGCATCTGAGCCCGTCCTTGCTGATGACCAGCTCATAGCGTTTGTCCGCTCCATAGTCGCTGTCACTCATTTGGTCGCCGCCTTTTGCTCGCGCCAGTAGTTCAGGCCCGCTGACGTCATTTGCCGGACCGTACGCTGGAGCCCGGTGGAGCCAACGCGCGTGCGGTTTGTGTCCTCTAGGATGCCGTCCCGTTTTAGTTCCGAGCATCGGGTGGAGTATTCGCTGGTCATGTTCAGGCCGGCGATCATCGCGGCCTCCTCATCGGTCAGCCCGTTTGGGTGTGCGGCGTGTGCCTCGATGATGCGTAGGCGGGCGCTAGTGGATTTGCTGGACGCGAATAGGTCCGCCTGCCTAGATGTGAGTGGGTCGCTGGTGCGGTGTTTGCGTTGCCGGGTGATCTGGACGACCTCAGCGCGTGGGCGCTGGGATGGGGGCGTCCACTCAAAATCCTCTGGGGCGATTTGTTTGGCCACGCGGACTTTGACGTCGTCAGCTGTGAAACCGGCGGCGTCGCGCTTTTGCTCAAATCGGTGTGCGGCGGAGCGGGCGAAGGTCCACGATGCGAAGGGGCCAACACTGGAAACCATTTCGAGGCCATCGTCTAGTGGCTCGATGATTAGGACGTGGTAGGCGCTCATTTGATCATCTCATCACGGCGGGCCACCTCGGCGGCGAGATCGTCCAGGCAGTCATCGTAGCCGTTTTGGACGCCCACCCAGTGGCAGAACCATCCGACCACGCCAAAGGCGCCGAGCAGTAGCAGAAAAGAGCCCACGTTTTGGAGCCACGGGTACAGGTTCATTTGATCCTCCCAGATCGGTTAGTGGTGCGTGGGTGAAACTACCATCACGTCACCCTTGGATGTCAACGACCTCAGGATCATCCGGCGTGGCGTTATCCACTTTTCCCACACCAAATAGAGGGTTTTGGGGGTCCAGCCATGAGAGCAGGGTGCGGAGCCCAGCGATGCCGGCGCCGAAAAGGGCGGGCAAAAACCAGTCATCGGACAGGGGTGCGATGGGTATTAGGGCGATGAAAGAGGCGGCGAAGGTGATTAGCGCGGAGCGAAGGATGGGGTTCATAGTCCTGCCGTTTCTAGTCGTTTCGAAATTTCGTCTAGTTTGATGTCTAGGTGATCGAGCTGATCGAGGCGGGCCGAGGCGGCGCGGGCCAGTTGCCATACCTTTCCCACCCCCACACCGATGGCGACCAGTGAGGCGATGATCGAGCCCGTCCAAATGATGCCCCCACCTAGGTCCTGGGTGTTGATTAGGACTAGAGGGGCACCGGCGGCGGTGGCTCCAATGGCGGACAGGATCGGGGTCATAGTGGCAGTGTTTTTCCGTTCAGCCATGACGCCCACCCCACCGGCTTAGCCCCCCATTTGATGCGCGGGGTGTGTATCGAGGTCCGGCCCACTAAACCCTGCGTAGGCAGATCCGATCCCCAAATGTCGCCCTCACCGTTTGACAGCGCAACGTGCCCATGGCGCCCGATTTGCCAATACACCACGGCGCCTTTGGGCGGGTTGTTATCCCATGCGTGCTTATGGCGTGCCGGCACTGCGGCCCAGTAGGTGTCCGCGTCCGGGTAGACGCCTGGTAGATCCCACGCGGTCCGGACGGCACGCAGGCAGAGCCCACCGTAGCCGCGCGTGCCCATGGCGCTATTGCGTCGAAACCATCCGATGGCGCCCCGTCGGGTCCTCATCAGATGACCGCGATTATGTGGAAGGCACCACCGATGGAGGTGGCGCCAATGTTTGTGACCTTCACGGAGCAGCTGGACGTCGTGATCGAGGTGATCGTTACGACCGCAGTTCCGCCAGTGTTGGCTGTGCCAACCACGCGTGGTGCTGCCGCGAAATAGCCCACCGGGAACGTAACCGTGGTAGATGCGTCATTACCAGCGGCGAGGGTGCCCACCGTGCCGGCGTAGGTGTAGATGAAGGGCAGGGCGCTATCAATGGCGTCGCCCAGTGCGCGGATGGCTGAGGCGCCGTCTGCCACGCGGTCCGTGTTATCTGGCGTAGGCCAGCCGTGCTCGGGTGTAGTTGCCATTTTTCCTTATCCTGTCCAGTCAGCCCACGCGGTCGCGGGGATGTTGTCGTAAAAGTAGTTCGCCGGGGTGTCTGTCCAGCGGTCGTAACCCTCGGCGCCGTTGATGAGTTCGCCCACATTATTCCAGGTGAAACCGGGGTCCACGTTATTCCACAGGATGCCCACATCGACGTCATCCCAGATGGTGCCGCGTCCCCAATAACGCCCATCTACCAGTTCGAGCGCGATCTGCCACTGGTCCTGCGTGGGCCATGTTTCGCGGTAGGACGTGATCACGGCAAACAAAAAGTTTGGGGACGGCTGGGGCAGGCCAGTGATGAAAATGACGTCGCCGATGATGACGTACGGCAGGATCTCTGGGGTTAGGCGCTGGTCCACTCTGACTGTGGGCAGGCTGTTGCCCGGGAGGCTGTTGCGGTAGATGTATTCGTTTGCGATGTCCAAAGCGTCGCCGGCGTCGTCCAGCTCGGAGTCAAAATCTGCCCCGTAGTAGCCAAAAAATGACTGGCTATCCGTGCTGACTGCGCTGATCGTAGTCCGGTCCACACCGTCCACGCGCGTCCCGTATGCCACTGTGATGTCGTTGACCAGCGTTTCGGTGCTGGCTGTGACGCGTAGTGAGTCCTCGATAAAGCCAGCGGACAGGGCAAACGTGGCGCCCACGTCCACTGCGTGGTTCCGGTCCAGGTAGCGGATCGTGCCGTCCGGTGAGTCCGTGAGCAAGCCGAGGCCGGATGTGGCGTAGAGGCGGGCAAGTTCGCCCGCGGGCTGGCGGTCCACGTCGCGGGCCAGCACGTTCACGCCACCGGGGTCCGCGCTGTAAGGGGTGCCGGTTTGGTCCTCAGCTAGTGCCAAAATGCGGGACAGGCGGTCCCCATCGGTTTCGGTTGGCCATGGATCGTCGCCAACGTAAATACGGTTCAGGATCGCCAACGGCCCAGACGCGGCGATAGTGGTGATGGAACGCGTCACGCCCTGCCACTCAATCTCGCGCGAATAAACGCGGCCGGTGAAACGTGGCAGGTAGCCCACGCCGGGCTCGATGCTGTAAAGGTTGATCAGGTCCCCTGGCACGATGGCGTCCGCGCTCGATAGGTCCGCTACCTGAAACGTACAGTTGGATGGATCGCCAGACTGTTGGCCGACGCCATACGCGGCACCCATTTGGATTTCCACGTTTGTCAAAATGGTGCTATTGGGCAGGGGCACACCGTTGACGGCGAGGATCAGAAGGGACATTAGCCACCGATCCTAAGATTTCCACGGCGCGTGCTGTCCGTGTTCAGGGCACGGCGCACAGCCACACCGGCGGCGGCTGGGTCAATGGTTTGGATGTTGATGACCGTGGATGGCCCGCGTGCGCTCTGTGGGATGTAGACGCCACCATAGGTCCCGCCGTAGTTCCCGAAGGCGTCACCTAGGGAGTCCCTGACGCCTCCTCGATTCCCGGCCGTGGCGTAAATAGGGTTAGCCACAAAGAGGAGCAGGTTCAGCCACTTTTCATTATCTTTGGCCCATTTGGCTAGACGTTCCAGCCTATTCTGGAATTCCTGGACGTCGTCCGCCGCGTTGCCAATGCTTGTGGCTATCGTTTCCAGCTGGGTACTAAATCTCTCTAACGCCGCTTTGCCCTCTGGGCTCTGTAAATACTGGGCAAAAGTTGTCAAATAAGGCAAAAGCGCAGCGCCTAGAGTTTCCTGGACGTTCCCAAAAGCCTCGTCCAGCGTCGCCAGGCCGCCGGCGGCTGTTTTGGTCGCCTCCGTTGATGCGCCTTTGTATTTGTCACCCAGTATTTGGACCAGTTCGGCGCCTGTTGTCGTCGCTGTGTTGACTTTGGTTAGTTCTGGGAAAAGTTTGACCAGCGCCCCTTTGTTGCCGGCGTAGGCTTTGGATACGGCTGTGGCTACGGGGTCCAGCTCTTTCCCGGATGCCGTGGCGAGGTCTGTGGAAATGACCAAAAGGTCCTGGGCTGTCTTTAGATCTCCCGTGGAGTTTAGGAGTTTGACCAGAGCGGGGCGTAGGCTGTCGTCTGTTTGGTCCGTGGCGAGGCCCAGCGCCGTGACCCAGTCGTTCACTGCGTTTTTGTTGATTACCAGCCCGCCCTTTAGCCGGCCCAAAGCGCCGTTGAGCAAATCAACCTGTCTTTGTTCCTCGATCGCAGCGCCCACGGCATCGGTCACTACGCCGAAGGCCGCGACAGCTGCGGCGCCCACGGCCGCAAAAGATGCCGCGGATTTGATGCTGAATCCTTTGGTCTTATTTTTTGCGTCGTCTAAACCTTGTTTTAGTTTCTTTGTGTCCGCGAAAATGTTGATCCGCAGATTAGCGGGACCCGCCACGTGGTGCCCCCTTCACTTTTGCTGTCGCTTTGTTTATTTCCTCGATGTAGCCGGGCAGCCATTGAGGTTCAGTAATCCGTGCGGCCCGTGAAATCCACGGGTTTTCACGGATGCCGCGCTTTGGCCAGCCCCAGTGGATGGGCTGGGCGTAAGGGACTACGACCGCTTTTCCACCGAGGATGCCCACGTTCTTTTTGGTCACACTGGTGCGGATGGATCTTTTTAGCGCCCCCGTGCGGACGGGCGCAGTTCGTTTGGCCTCAGCCATAACGATGCGGGCGGCGGTCTTGCCGGCTGTTTTGAGGTCTTGCGTGTCCTCGCCGGCTTGCTTTAGTTCCCGTTGGAGTTTGGCTAAGCCCTCGATCTGAAAAGTCACGTCGAGGGGCATGGCTTATGGCCCAGCGTATGGGGTGACTGTGACGCCGCCGATGATTTCCCATTCAGCGGTCGTGGTCAAACGCTCGCCCACTGTGCCACCCACCTCGATGGCCATGACCATTACGTCGCCTGAGTAAGTCGGGCCGAGAGGGTCAGGGGTCCATGAAAATGGGATCGTGTTGAGGTCTTGATCCCATGACAGGGCGATCAGGCCGGCGGTGTTATCAAAGTCTTGGATGGCCTCTAGGTTCAGGGTGTTTCGGCGCTTAAACGATGGTTGGATTTCGGAGCCGTCCAATACCTCTAGGCGGTCGCCCGTGGAGTCGTGGGATGGGGTGATGCGGACGTTTGTGGGCTGGGTGGCGTAAGAGTCGCCGTCCAGGGTTAGTTCGCCTTCGCGTACGCGGGAGTCGGTGATAGCCATGATCTAGTTGGACCTTTCCAGGGTGAGGGTTAGAGCTGGGGCACCGTCGCCGGTTGACCCAAGGGTGTATGTGGATGGCTCGATGCTTGATGGGTCAAGGGCGCCCACCAAAACGTCGAGCATGGAGTCAAGGGTGGCGAGCGCGTCAGCTGTGCCAGTGCCACCGGGCGCGACGATGTGGATTTGGTGCTTGATGTTGTAGTGCCCCATTGTCAAACGCTCAATGGATGGCGGGTCAATGACCACGCAGGGCGGGTTCACGCTCATTGGGTCATCGGTGACGCGTAAGCCTAGAGCGTTGATTTCGTCCCACATTTGTCCCATGACCGTGGCGTAGGTGCCGCTCACGTCAACGTCACCGGCCCATCAACGGCTGGCGGGGTGTAGCGCCCGATGCGGAGCAAACGGGCCACCTCGGGATCGGTGCGGGCTGAGATGACGCCACCCATGGAGTCAAACCCTGCCGCGCCTAGTGGTGCGTTGCGACTGGAGTAAAGACGCCCAGCGAGCATGATGGCGCCGGTACGGGTCCGGTAGTCCCACTCTGTCGCGTCGACGTGCGCCAGAGAGTTGACGTAATCGGTGGCCGCGTCCGCCGCGTCTTGGAGCCATGCCGCGTCGGCAGAGTCCTGGAGGCGCAGATAGTTGCGGACATCTTCGCCCGTGACTAACGGCTCAGCCATCGTGATCCTTTCGGGTGGGTGGTGCCGGGACTCTCGGGGGTGGGAGTCCCGGCACCGTGGGGGCTACGCGTCGCGCTGGGAGGCCCGGAGCGCGTAGCGGTTTGGGGTGCCTAGTCCAGCTCTGCGACTGCGAGGCCCGCGGGCTGGTTGACGACAGTGGCACAGTACCCAAAGAGTCCGGCGTCGATGCCACCGTTTGCCACGTTGGCCACGTTCACGCGGAGCGCTGGGGCCAGTTCGTGGAAGGATGCGGCGTTACGCGTACCGGCGATGACCTTGTTGGCGGCGATAAAGTCCGACACAAACAGGGACGTGTTACCGAACGATCCCGTTCCATCGAAGGACAGGGAGCCACCCAGGAAGGCCAAAGCCTCTTGGACGTTTGTGGCGGCCATGGCGGCGTACACCTCGGTGGAGATACCGATGAACGATGGGGTACCTGTTGGCATGACTGCCATGGCGGCTTGGACGATGGTGCCCAATGGGGTGCCATTGGTGCCGGTGTCCGTGGCCTCATCAGCGAGCACGGAATAGCAGTATTCGTCCGAGAGGCGGGCGTAGGACTCTGCCATCGCTGCCCAGTAGCCCATGACGTAGTCACTGGAGCCGAGGTCAAAGAAGGCGCGGTCGATGTCGTGGGCACCGGCGAGGCGTACCACGGGGACCTCGATAGCCTCGGTGGTGGCGGCGTTTGATGCCACGGCCTCTTTGTCACCATCATAGGCGGCAACCTCAGGGGCAACGTTCCAGCGCCATCCCGTGACCTTCAGGGACGTTACGGGGGCACCGGCGGCAACTGCGGGCACAAATCGGCGGGCGTAGTTGACGCCTTCCCAAACGTGGCCTACCCAGGTGTCGGGGTAAGTGTCGGCGTTTGCCGTGTAGGTGATGTCCGTCAATGCGGCTTGGAGTTGACCCATGGGGATCTCTCCACGGTTAGCCTGCGCGACCAAAGAAGCGGCCTGTGATGCGCTGAGGCGTGGCTGGGTGCGGGCGGCGATGACGGGTGCCTGTGCGGCGGCCACAGCGGTCGGGGCTGGGGTTTCGACAGGTGCCGGCGTCGGCTCGATGGTGGGTTCAGGGGTCACAGCTGTCGCGGCGATCGCTGATGCTGCGGCGGATGCCGCGATTTCCTCAACCGTGGTGGCTGGGGTGCCGGCGTCGCCGGTCAAATGTGCGCTCGCGGTGAGGCGGCGCGGGGTGGGGCGCTTGCTCATTGGGTTCCTTAGGGGGTTGAGATGGTGCGGGCGGCGTCCCATGCGGGCACCGAAACGGATGATACCTCTCTTAGCACTGCCTTGCTGACGACTAGGACGCCGTCGCGGTCGGTTGACGCTTGGATCACGTCTACACCGACGGACCAGCCCGATCTCATGTGAGCGGCCTGGAGTTCTGTGTCCCAGTTGTCCGGCGCGTGAAACGTCCCCACTAGCGCGGCCGGTGTGTCGAGAAATGATGCGCCGTATCCCACTAGGCGGTTTCGGTCATGCTCCATGAGCCATGCCACGTTTTGGGCCGCGGTGATGTTCACCGAGCCACGGGCAAAACGGGTCGGCCCCGCCGAGGTATTTGCTACACTGTCCCACGGGAGGATCGTGGCGTGAACGGTACGGGCGGGGCCGTCAATGGATGCCACGGGGGCGTCGGAGGCTGTCAAATAGATCGTGGTCATCGTGTCACCGTTCCTGGGGTTCCGGTTTCGCGGCGGCGGATTTCCTCGACCGTATAGACGCCCGAGCTGATCGCCACATCGTACGCGGCCATGCGGTCCGCAAACGATGCGCGGAGGATCGTGGAGTCAAGGTCAAACACTGCCATCACGCCGGGGCTGGAAATGTCATCCATGCTGAGGCGTTGCTCGATGGGCGTGGTGTAGGTGCTGAGGGTGTAGTCCGTAAAGTCGCGGCGGGCGTCCTGGAGATTGTTGTATGTCACCGAGGAGCCGGACTGGCTGGCGTCCAGCATGGCGGCTGGGATACCCATGACGCGGGCGACCTCAGCGGCAGCATACGCGCGGGCCTCGACCAGCTGAAGGTCACGACTGGACCAGCCGTGGGTCTTGACCTCTAGGGATCGGTTTGTGTAGCCCACGCCTGAGAGTTCGCGGGCACGCGTCCAGTCGTCGACCAGCGCTAGGCGTTCCTCAGCGCTCAGGCCATCCTCGGACAGGTCATGGAGTTCCAGGGCGGGCAGGGGCACGGAGGCGAAACGGCGGGCCGCGTCGGAGAGGGCAAAGGCTGTGCGGAGTTCGCGGGCACCGTAAGACAAAATGCCTTCATGGAGTCCGGGAAATACGATCACGTCCGATGGGCTGACGGGCTGGCCGTTGATGCCTTCCACGATCCCGTCCGTGGTCACGTCCACTAGGTTTGGGTCAACGCGTCGCGCAGCTGTTGGATAGCCCAGCACGT